TCAACCGTTAGCTCCCTGGCATCTGTTCCGATAAGCTCCGGCTTTACCAGTCCCGTATTGACCTGACGAACAATGTTGTTGCCATCATCTTGATAAGTAGACTCGTTCAGTCGGTAAATCTTCGCGTTGTATCCGGCCAGCAAGTATCCGTACACCTCCGCATGACCCAGGGCTTTATAGACCGAGCCGTTCGAGTCGCGCTCAGACCACTTGCCAGAATCAACGTGGTAAGTCCACGAAACAGTGGGGAAAATAAAGTCAACGAATGTCATCTGGTGGTACTTATAAGCAGAGACAATAACGCTGGACTTGTTGGTGTATTCTGACCACTCCTCTGCGATTGCTGGCGTGAAAATGGGCTGATATTGCCGCCCTGTTTGCATATTTGGCCTGCCGTCCTGATCCACAAAGAAAATCATATCGTCTGTTGAGTCCACCGCATAAACACCAGCGATGCCTCTCTCGATAACCGCCTGTCTGGAGGCCGGGGGGCGTCCTGTAGAAGTTCGCCATACCTCTATTGACCTTTCACCGAACAGATAAAGCATCTGGTTATGAGCAAAAACCCTGGTCAGGTCATCGGCAAATGACTCGGCAGTGGCAAAGTCCAGGGCATCAAAGTCTGTAGCGTCGTCGATCGCGGATGAGTTGAATTGTCCGTTAGGCTGGTCGAACCAAAACCGCAAGTCCAGGTAAGCATTAGAGTTAGCCGTATCGGTAACGTCTGCGTCAGTGACCGTTACCAGACCGCCTGCGACCGTATAGACGTAAATCTTTGATCCTGTTGTTCCGGTCGTTATGACAAGCTGAGTGCCGTCCGTATCCATGACGACCTTTGCTGTGCCGTCGATTGTCCCTATTGAGGTCGCTGTGCCTCCAGAGTTGATCGAGTAAAGCGTCGTGCCGTAAACAGCGTATAAAACGTCATTCATCGGCAACATGCCGCGAAACGCAGCGCCGCCAGTAAACGAATAAGCAGAACTCGTAGCAAACTGGTCGATGGTCATATCGCCGTCAGCAGTCTGGTTGAATATGTAAAACTTCCCGCCAGAGTCGCCAAATGCCATCCCGTAGTCAGGCCAGAAAACGAAGCCGAGGTTAGTCCAAGTCTCGCCTGTTGATGATGTGAAGTTGAACGTGATCCAGTTGGTTGAAATCGGCCCGTCGTGATCGACTGGGTTAAAATCATACTCTGGCGATGCAGTCGCGTCTGTTCCACCAATCAAGGCGACTCTGCCAACCTCGCCGTCAAACAAGCCAGAAGTGCCTGCCAGGATTGCGCCCACTTCAAGCCTGGATGAGTTGGTTCTAAGCATGGTGGATTCGCCATGAGCCACTGTAGCCCCAAGCTGTGACCATGAGATAGACGCCAGGGCTGTTTTAAGGGGGTCTGTCGATGTGTAGAAGTCAACATTCGACCCAGACCATGTAACACGAACCCATAGACCGTCAGCAGATGACCATGAGGGGGTCGCCGTAGACGTTGAGGCTGCTGTGGCGCTTGTGCCGTCTGATGAGGTCTGAAAATACAAATCCCCTGACGTATCCATGCCAAAAGCAAAGTCCTTTGTCGATGCGCCTTGCCACTTGGTCAGAAACCACTGCGTTGCCGAAGGGGTCGAGTCGTCAGGAGAGAACCAGCCGACAATCGTAAAATTGTCATCAGTAAAATACTGGTCTGACTGATGCCCCGTATAGGCGTAATCCGTTGAGCCGTCATAGCTGAACATGAACGGGTTATAGTCACGGGTGTTGAACGTGGCAAATTCCTGTGCCGTTGATACGTCACTTGTGTCGGCGAGGTAATACTCTTTGTAAAGTTCTGCGCTTCTCCCGCCGACGAATATGCGCTGGTCATCCGCAGAAATAGCAAGGCAAAGCGGAGTTATCTCCCTCACGCCCCCAAGGTAAAGGCTGTAACCGGAATATGACGCCGTTGACAGGTCGTAGTTGCTTGACAGATTGTATTGGAAAACCCGCTGCTCTGACGTTGAGACTGATGACGAGCCGTTAATCGCGGCAACGTACAGCTTCGACCCGTCACTATTGAACACTCCGGTATAGGAGAAGCCAGAGCCAAGCTGGGCATTCATGCTGAAAGTGTTTGAATCGTAGCTTAGTGAGGTCGTGTCCCATGCTGGGGAAAGCGTGTAACGGTAAACGCTGTCATCTGTGTCAAAGATGAACATTTTTGTTCCGTCTGCGTTGAAGCAAAGCCCAGAAGGGTCAGGCGTCGTATGCGTGAGCGCCGTTGCTGTCCAGCTTCCAGCCGTGGAAATATCCCAAGCCGAAGAAAGTGTGGCCTCGACAACAGTATTCGCGCCCAGGTCTACCGCAAAGATTTTTGTCCCTGATGCGTGGAATTTTATGTCCCTGTAAACATCATTTGAAACAACGTCAGCATTCTGCGTGAACGTCATCGTGGTCTGAGTGTCGGAATAAAACTCGACCTGCCCAGGGAACTGCCTCATCCCACCGCTTGAGTGGTGGTACATATTCAGGACTTTCTGCTCATCAACAGAACGCCGGGAATCTTCGTATCCAGACGTAAGCGGCAGTGGTACTTTCACGCATCTACCTCAATTTGTCCGTCCACAAGGAAGCAGCCACCATACTGAAGCAAGTCCTCTTTACGGAACTCTTTAACCTTGCCCTGCTTGCGGAATTTAACCCTGACCTTTTTCGGCTTCTCTACCTTCGGCTCTTTGATCTTTTTCATGCGAACAAACAAACTCCAAAAACGTCAGAATGGGCTGGGGCAACGTAGGAAATCACATCACCCCAAAATAATTGGTGAAAAAAAACAATAGGGTCGTCTAAAAACCTGAACCTGAAACCTGTGTACCAACCATGAACACAGGAAACTTCAGACGTCACTTGTAACGTCGTACTTGTAAGAAAACCCGAGAGGCATTTCTACCTCCAGCGAGATTGTGTTGTCGTTGTCTAGCCTGTCCTCTGCCGATGAAATTTCTCTCATCAACTGAGCGCCTGCTTCCGCAATACGAAACTCAACCATCAAGTCACGCGCCAGGAGGCTCTTGAGGTCTTTTACCTGCTCCTCATATAAATCCAGCGTGTCGGTCGTTGATGATGGGGTAGGAATGTGAAGGCAATTATCAGCCGTCAGTTGAGCAACCAAATCTTGCAGCACCGTGAATGCGTCATTGTTTGCGCTTGAGTCGAAAGAATCGTAAGTCGTTCCCTGCGGCCTTAGCCCTAGCTTCAGCGTTGCCGAGTCTATGATTTGTTGAGCAGTAGCCATTCGTATACCCTTGAAGATAGACCCCCGTCCCACTCACAAGCGCCAGGAGCGCCCTCGGTGTTTTTCGGTGTCCAATCTGTGTTTAATTCGGTTTCAAGAAAAACCGAGAGGCGAGATAGCTCGACCTCCCGATCCTCCTCGATAAAAAAGAAGTGAACCCGGGGGAATGTGGCTAACAGCAAAAGCGATAACCACATTTGATCCCAGATAAACTGCTTTTTGTCCCTGCCTCTCTTTTCCCAAGTCCACATCACATGCTCTGGCTTCCGAAGGGGAACGACCATCTTCCCTTCAAAGGAAAAACAGTCGCGTATTCCGTCATCAGTCAGATGCCATGCGCTAGGCTTGAGGTCAGAGAGGAGGTCACACGTAAAAACCGTCCCCGTATGGGGGACGGAGACTACGGCTAGCTGTTGTGCCAAATCTTCACCGCATTCTGGGGTCGGATGGCTTTGTAGCCGTAGAGGACGTCAATACGACAGGGGAATTGGTCATCTGAGATCGTGTAATCTCGGATCATACGCATTGAAATCCCGTCAAGGACTTCACGCGCTGCCATGTCAACGCCCTGGGGCAGAACCAGGTCAGCCGTTGCGAATGCAAAAGCATCCTTCTGGAAGCCAAGACTCTGCAAAGCAGTGAACGAAGCACCGCCGCCGAGCTTGTTGATAGCAGCGTTATCGGCTGGTGAGCCAGTAACATTCTGCTTGCCGCCAGAGGCAACGATTGCCGGAGAAATGCTCAAAGAGGTCGCTGTAGCGCCTGCGTCAGCAGTGACAACGAACTTCTGAAGCTCTCCAGTGTCGGCCTTGGTTTCAGGGTGAACCCGATTGACGCCCTCGATGGTGATAACATCGCCAGCCTTCAGCGTCGTCGTGCCCGTATCAACGACCAAGGTAGCACCCGTCTGAGAAGCGCCATTGATGTTGTAAGCAGTGTCACCTTCGACCGCTGTACCTGAAGTAAAGGACGGAACCAGGGTGTTTTCATAGTGCATAAAGCCACCATGCTTGCCCATCGCGCCCTCTTTGTACTGCTTGCCGATTTCGGCCTGAGCATTAAACAGACCCTTAGTCGCGTCAACGAGGTCGACGTTACCCTGCGGGTCGTGAATCATGCACCAGTCACCAGCCGGGGTCAGGTTTTGAACCAGTTGCTTTCGAGCATTGGCTACAGAGGCAACAGTGACCGCTGAACCCTGGACGTCAACCATGTTGTAAACATCGTCGATCATCGTAAGGGCGTCGGCCTCCATTGTCGCAGCCAAAGACGACATAGCAGGTTCAAGATACCGCTTTGAAAACTCGTCGATGTGCATCGTGAGTTCTTCAGAGCTAAACGTGAAGTCGACACCTTTTTGAGTGTCAACAGTCAGCGTTGTGCTGGTTTCAGTAACGTCCTGGGTAGACAAAGCCGCACCTGTACGAGTTGTAAACTCGTTGGGGAGCCTGATCTTCAGGTCATTACCGATTTTTGCGCCGGAATTGGCGTATTGCGAATCATACTGCGTGTTGATATTCGGGATGAAATTCAACTTCTGGTGCAGAATCCGCAGAGCTTCCTTCGTAATCACCGAAGGAGTAAGGATTGAGTTAGCCATTTGAAGTTACCTTCTAACTTAGCCCTAGCTGTTTGTTTCGCCAGTTTGCATATTCCTTCGCTGACATTTTGTCCGGGTCTTTCTGGGGTGTTCCCGTTGGTTTCACCGGAGCAGCAGGGGCTGGGGTTTGAGTTGTAGTGACAGGGGGTGGGGCCGAAAGTTTCGCTGAAAGCCGACCCATCTCTAAAAGAGAAGTCACCGGATTCATCCGATTAAGCGCGTCAGTAATCTGCGGGTTTTGCGCCAAGTGGTAAGCAAGCGCGGGGCCGTTCTCGTCCATCCGTATCGCGTGAGCAACGTGGTCAGCCTGCACGAATGCTGGGTCTGATACCTTTGCCACATAGTCTGGATGCTGTTCGATAAAGGCCGATTGCCTTGCCTGGAACTGCTCTGTAACAGCGCGGTTCAGTTCTTCCTGGGCGCGTTGACGTTCTAGCAACTGCTCACGCTGCCGAAACTCACTCAAGGCGTTTTGATTCAACGCATGGTGATACTCAGCAGTTCTCTGAGCGTATAGCTGTTCGTCATATCCGCATTCTTCAAGCGATGGCGGTCTAAGCTCACCTTGCGGCTGCTCTTGCTGCACCATCCTTTGAAGCTGCTCATAACGCTCGTTGATTTCGGCTAGTCTGCTTTCCGCTTCCTTGGCCCGTCCTGTCAGTTCTGAGATTCGTTCCTGAAAGCGGTTCCGTTTTGGTTCCTCTTTCTGTTCGGTGTTCTCGTCACCGGATTGCTCTGTATCGGCTTCAGTAGCCTCATCCGATACGTTCGCTTCCGCCGTTTCCGGCTGTGTTTGCACCTCTGTTTCGGCTGGTGCAGATTCCGCAGGCGCAGAAACGCCTTCAGCAGTAGCTGAATCATCCATTGAGTACGACTCCTCGAATTATTCCCCAGAAAAGCCCTCTGGGTACGGGCTGCGCTAATCAGACGGGATTAGCTACCGAATTAAGCGTATCCGTTGCCGCCTTGGTAAAGGCCAGCCAACAAATCCGCCGAATCTGCATTGTCTGGGTCAAATGTTGCGTTCTTTGACCTCAACTGATTTCCGTCTAACAAAATGTATGAATGTGGGTCATACGCGCCAGATTCTTGGATCTCTGAAATTTTTTGCTTTAACTCCAAAATCCTTTTTGATTCTTGCTCGTTCGGGCCTCTGGGCCTGTTTATCCAAGCCTCAATTTCTTCTGGAGTAGCCGTTTCTGTGCTTGGAGGCTTCGGTGCCCTTTGGTATGCCGCATCTGATATTTTTTTGATTTCAGCCTGAAGTTCTTTAACCTTTTTTTCTGCTTGGGGTGTTATTCCTGCCAAATCACCGTATTTGTTTTCGACCTGGTTCTTATATCGGACGGAATCGTATCCGTCAGCCTTCAGCATCCCTCGTATTTCATCCATAAATTCTTCTGCTTCTGGGCTATCACGCCAATCCTCCTCCCCAAACGCAAAAGATTCCATTTCTGGGGTCATATCGTCCTGAAGATTTAACAGTTCTTCTCTGTGCTTTGCGCCAAAGGGCGTATCCAACAACCCCGTACTTACTTGATACGGGTCTTTCCAATCACCAACATCGTCAACGTCAAGAGGATTATTGATTTTTGCTTTTAAGGGCATGATCTGCGCCCCATCTCCGTAACTTTTGCCCCCCCTAAATCCTGCCCTTCCGGTCTGGCGAGTTGACTCAACATCAACAAGCCTAGAGCCTGCTTGCTCTGGAGTTCCAACGTGATACCCCAAATCACCGTAATCAAATTGATCGAAGTCAGCGTGTGTTCCGTGATAAACGTCCTTAGTAAACCCCATATCGTCAGCCCTTGCCGCCCTAGAAATAGCATCCATTGGCAGTTTGACTTGGCTCCGACTAGGCACAAACGGCAAAGCGCCTGCACCAAGCCAGACCATATTCGTCAGGTTCCGCTGGTCGGGGTTCTCTACCATGTTCATTATGTCTGCCCGTACACCAGCAACATCGCCAACCCCGGGAATCATCGAGGTCGCCAGGGCGGTTCTATCACGCTCCGGCAAATCTCCGAGATATTGAAGAATCTTTGAATTGTTCTGGCTGTACTTCTTTACCCAGTCCCAGAACTGGTTATTATTGGATTTGGGCACCTGTCATTCCTATCATGCGCTGGAGCGTCTGCATGGCTCCCGCTATGTCTTGCTGCTTGATCTGAATTTCTAATTGTTCTGCGAGTGCTTGTGCAGCCTTGAGCTTGGCGCTGGCGTCTTTCTCCCTGGCTGTGGCTTCCTTAACCGCGACCTCTGCCTGGGCTGCTCGTTGCTTGAGTTCCCTAGCCGCCTTCGCCTGCGGGCTTGTGCCCTGCTGCATAAGCGCCTGCTTTTCTTCTTCCGTAGGCTCTGCGATGCCCTGCTTGATGAGCATCTTGCGAATACGCTCGACCGCTTCATCGCCGCCGACCAGATCGAGAGACTTGACGTAAATATCACCAAGCATTTTCCCGAGCTCGGGATTCTGACCGATGATCTGACCGATTTGCTCAGAGGTTTCAATGCGTCGAGTCGTGTAACTCGGCCCAATCCTGACCTTGATATCGTACTTGCCGCGAGAAAGGTCGTTGACAGTCTCCCACTCGCCCGTCTGCCAGTTCTGTACAGGTTTATTGACCTGCATCACTTTTTCAGCGTCATCTTCGCCAAGAATGCGGATCATGCGCTGCGAGTCGTAAACCTTCGGGATCATATCGACGAGAATCTGACCCGTGAACTGGAGGGAGTCGGCAAACGAGTCCGTAAACTCATAAGTCGCAACATCGCCCTCCTGCTGCCGAGCCATGATAGCCCTGCCAGACGTTTCGTTACTTCTCGCACCCAGGGAAGCGTCATAAATTGACGTCGCAGCCTTCACATCTTCCGCTGCAAGCTGAATCCCCTGAACCAGACCGCTAGGTACTTGGGGCGGCATCATGCGTTCAGGACGGCCCCCGGGGGCTTCTGCGTCTGGGTTATACGGCAGTCCTGGCTTGTTTGAAGTCGCGTAGTCCCTCCACTCCTTTTCATGCCCTTTGACCATCTTGGGCGTGTACAGGAATGGGGCTTTAGGCTGCACCACAATCGCCTCAGCAGTGGCGGAAACGTAGTAGTTCAGCATTCTTTGAGGGTCTTTGGCCTTGTTGACCAGACCTCTGGTAATCATCTTGCCGTCAATGTTCGACTGCTCACCGAAAAGCGGGACAATCGGCACATAGCGGCCCACACACTCCACTTCCTCAAGGATCTCCATAGCCGTCATCTTGAACAGTTCAAGTCGATCGACGTCAGCCTTTCGGGTCTTGATAAACGGGGTTTCTGGGTATTCGTCAACGAACAAAACCTGTCCGTCCTCAGTCAAGCCGAGTTCCTTTTCCTCCTTTACGATTCGGAAGTACTCAGCGACTCTGATGTTGTCCTTGTCAATCCAGTTGTGAGTGTTGCCGACAGTGTTAAACGTTTCCGAAGTCGTAGATTGGGCTTTCGGGTACGCCGCCTCAAATTCATCCCGCGACATATCCTCAAAGACAAAGCCGTATCTAGCGGAGTTAAGGGTCGACGTTTGTACAACGGGGTCAATGAGAACGGAAAACGGGTTTTTGATTTCTTCAAGAATCAAGTCCTGCTCAAAAGAATCCGAAGCGATGTAATCGTGCCGAATCCTCCAGGCACCAAAGCCGCCTTTGACAGCCATCTTAAAGGCCGTTTTGTACGCAGCCTTTCCTCTGGCCTCAATCTGCCGGATAAGCCCCTCGTAAATCTCTGCGGTGTCTGTATCGTCATCCTCCGCAGCAATGACCTTGATTCCTGGCTTGTTCTGAAGGTGATCGCCAATAACCTGACGCAATGCGCCCGTTACCTTGTCAGACGTCAGACAGGGCTGATTCTGGCGCTTCTGCTTGGTCGCCTCATCCCATTGCCCGTCAGGGTCGTCAACGAACCGGATATCCTCTCGCGCTGCTTCATAAATCTCGCGCCAAGCCTCCTCAGCACGATCAAATCGAGCCAGAGCCTCATCCAGTACCGCTTGCTTCTGTTTCTTTGTCTTTACCATGCGCTTGCGAAATTGATAGGTTCGTATTCCTCGCGGGGAGCGTAGCCTTGCCCGAACTGCTGGAAGGCGTCTGCACCGTTTGAGGCCCAGTTGTGTAATGGCGCTTGCCGGAAAGTTTCGCCCTTGTCATCCCAGGCGAACTGGTAATTACAGAGCGCATCGTATCCCCGACCGCATTTCTCGGGGTCAATCCAGACCGTTGAGAACTTGTCGCGGGTCAGTTCGATCGCTTCCATCTTGTTTGAGATTCGCGGCACTACCTCGATGGGCTTGACCTGCAAATCTTCCAAAATCTGCTTTCTTGACCGTCCTGTTGGGTGATCGTCGTTGCTCGTACCCAAATTCACCACCTGGGCGTCATGCGGCAGGTAGTGACAGTCATAAACGTAAGGCTTTTCCTGCAAAACCTTGGCATAGTGCGGGAAATCGACTAGAGAATGCTCGTAATAGTCAATAAAACGGTTCTCATGGCCCACTCTTTGCATGAACCAGATGCTCATCACATCATTTCGGCCCAAATCCCAGAATGTTGACACTGGAATGCCTGACTCATACGGAATTGAGCAAATTCTGCCCTCCTCCCGCGCCGTTCTAAGCTGTTTCCCAAAAATTGCGCCGTCTGCAAACTGCTTTAGCTCACCCTCGTAAACGTGAAGGTACTCGTCGTAGTCCTTCCGCTTCAAATCTTCCATATCCTGCAAGAATTCGGCCGATAAATGCTCGTTGTCCTTCCAAGAAACCTTGCGAATCAGGGCGTTTGTCGGCTGATCCAGCACAAATCGCTGATAAGCGGCATCTGTCTTTAAAACGGGGTTAAAGCTGACCCAAATCTCTGAGCCAGCCTTACGAATCGAGGGAATGAGAGTTTTCCATGTTTCCTCACTACAGACGTTTGCCTCCTCGACCCAGCAAACGTCTACAGCCTCGATAGACTTGATATTCTGCACGTTACGCCACAGGCCGGAAAAGATGAGCTGGCTCCCGTTGGGGTGCCGTATCTCGTTGTCCAAGACCTCATACTGCTTGTAGCCCCTGGCCTTAATCACATCACTCAGGAGGTTATGAACTGACTCCCTGATGGACTTCTGAATCTCCCTGGCGCAGAGGATTCGCATGGGCTTGACGTATGCCATTGCCAGCAATACTTCGGCAAAGGTACGGCTTTTCGCACCGCCACGACCACCCCAGAAAACCTTATAGCGGTACGAGTCGCCTATCCCCTCAAACGCTGGGGGAATCGTCAGGTTTAACGCGGCCAAAGGTGATATTGATTTCTGTTATGTCGTCATCGCCTGCGTCGAAGTCAACCGTCTGTGCAGATAGCTTCGGGTGCAGGTATGGAGTGATCTTCATCGCCCCGTCGAGTATTTCCTTGTTATCGTCGCCAGTGTCCACCATCTTTCGCAGCGCATCGCAGGCAATGATGAGTGGATCGAAGTCATCACCATAAACTTCTTTGAGCTTGTTCATCGCAAACTTGGTGTTACGGTTCTGAGAACCCTTCGGCCTGGGCATTATCGTGAATATGTCCTGTATTCTGGATCGTCAATATCGACGTTGAAGTAAACCACATTGGTTCGACCATTCGCTAAGGTCGCCGTGACCTTCACGGTAGCCTTGCCACACCAATCCGCTGAGAGGTACGCATCTGCCACGTTCGATGAAAGGGACTCAGAGGCAAAGCTCATCTTGCGATAGCCGACAGACTCCCAGGCCACGCTGGAAACGCTGGTGCTTTGCTCTGTAGCGACTTTCGAGAAGTCCACCCTGTAGAGCTTCTGCGTGTCTACGGTCTGCGAGTAGTCCCGTATCCGAGTGTCGTCGGCATTCGGGTTTACTTGGATTCGCCTCACTGAAACATATCCACTTCAACGTCGGCGTCCAGGCTTGATGCGCCAGCAACCACAAGGTAAAGGTCTACACCCTCCCCCGAGTTCACCGAAGCATCGCCGCCCGTTGCGGTAATCGAGCCGTTCTCGTAAGAAACCACCGTAGGAG